AAGAGGCGTATTTCGAAAGGTTAAAAAACTTATCCGGAGCAAATAAACCCTCAATAAAGGAATCAAAAACACGTAACTTAGGTAGTCTTATCGATTACAAAAGAGCAGCAGATGGCATTGCATATGGCATCGTTAAAGAAAACCATCAATATTATCTTAAAAAGGCTGGTACTAAACAAGACCCTAACGTAGCGGATTTCACTTATATAGGTGGAATGGAAAACATTAGTGGTTATCAATATAAGTCATTGGCTGAAGCGGATAAGCAGAGAAATATGATTTTTCACACCATAAATGAAGCCTTTTCTTTAAGACCAGATAAAAATGGCGGTAATAAGAAAAGGAGACTTCACGAAGGCGATGCAAGTTCTGAAATTGAGATGGCTGACAAAAAAGCATCTGAATTAGATGCAGCAACCGCTGCAGAAGTTCCCGCAGAACCCGCTGCTCCCGAAGGTGGTGATGAAATGGCTGCCGGATTAGAAGCAAAGCCTGAGGGTGGTGAAGAAATGCCAGCACCTGATATGGATGGTAGTCCCGAAGGTGGTGAAGAAATGCCAGCACCTGATATGGATGGTGAAGAAATGCCAGCACCCGAAGATGCTGAAGGTGGTGAAGAAATGCCAGCACCCGAAGATGCTGAAGGTGGTGAAGGTGGTGAAGAATTACCTGCTCCCGATGGTGCTGAAGGTGCTCCAGAAGGTGGAGATGGTGGTGGAGATGAAGGAACTACAGAATTACAGAAAAATGTATCAACTGTAGCAAAAGAAATTCAAAGTTCCGATTTGGATAAGGGCGAAGTAAAATGGTTACTTGATAGATTTTTAAGAGCGTTTTTACCTGCCGAGGGTGTTAGTGAAGCCGAAGAACCAACTGCTGGTGGTGATGAAAACAAAATGGCAGAACTTGAGATTGAAGATAGAAAACAACTCGCAGATATGATACTTAATGTTGTTCCCGATGCTGACAAAGAATCTCTTGCAGATTCATTGCCACCAGAAGAAAAACCTGAAGACGGAATACAAGAAGAAGTATGTGCTGAATGCGGCGGATTTGGAAAATATGCTGAATCACGTGGTTATGGTAGTCCCGAAGCATTTATGGAATGTGATGACGAAGAAAAAGCAAATGTTGTTGGTGGTTACGCAAGTGCACATAATGACGGTATGAACGATGGCGATTTTAAAACAGTCGCAATAGTTATAACCCCAGAAATACTTCAAAAACTCAAAGGTGATTATGGTCATGACGAATATGCCGAAAAACTTACTCCATATACCCAAGAAATGAATGAGTCTAGTGATGAAGATAAAATGGCACAACTTAGAGAAGGTTGGGGTGGATTAAAATCATTGGCTACTGGCGCAAAGGATTGGGCAAAAGACAAAATTGGACAAGGTTTTGATAGTGCTAAAAAGGCTGTTGGACAAGCAGGTACTGACATTAAAAAGGCTGCCGGACAAGTGGGTAGTAGTATTGCAGGTGCTGCCGAAAAAGCAGGTGGTGCTATCAAACAAGCAGGAAAAGATATTAAACAACAATACTATAAGGGTGAAGTTGACCCAGCGTTTGAAAAACTCGCAAAATCAGCATCCGATTTAGCAAAACAAATTAATGCTACTAGAGAAACCGCTAAAAAAGCGGGACAAACTCCTCCAAATGTTCAACAAATACTTAAGGTATTGACTGATGAATTGGGGAGTGGAGAAGCACTTAGCAAATCAGGTAAACCACTTACTGGTAGTGCTGTTGATGCGTTTAGGTCTGGTAAAAATGCAAGTGCAAATACAAACATTGGTGCTGGTAAATTTAGGGGTGTTGCTGAAAACGTAGCAGTAGACCCATCTAATACACAAGTTGGTGTTCCTAACATGCTTAAAGAAGAAGACGAAGAAGAAATTGAAAAGGATGAAGTCGATGTTGACGTTGATAATCTTGATGTAGATGATAATGACGAAAAACCATTTGAAAAAAGCGGTGATAAGCCATTGGAATTTGCTCCGGCTGCTCAGAGTCTTGGTGTAACCACTGTTAAACCTGACGGTGCTGGTGTTGAGATTAAAGTTGAACCCGATAAGACCGTTACTCTTAGTATGAACGAAGCAAAAAGAAAATTAATCAAACAAATCGCTGAAGGCGTAAATGATTATCTTGGCGAAGTAAGTACTGGTTATGCTCAGAAGGCTTCAGATGCTGCTTATAGTCAGGTTAATTCTGATTCATATAGAAACGACCCGTTAGGTAATGAGAAACGAGCCAGGCAAACCCAAAAGTTCATGGATTATGTTAATCCAGAACTTATGAAGTATCTTAACAGTATGGGTTGGGGTATTAGGTCATTGGGTAATAACACGGTGCGCTTTTTCATTCCAAGTAATGAGTCAAATAAATCAGTTGTGTTTGATGTCCAAAAAGATAGTTATAATATTCAAGCAGGGAGTACTTCAGATATTCCACAACAATCGCTTGCTAAAGTTGGTAATGTTATAAAGAAAATTCAAGCAGATATGAAAGGTGAAAAAAGTCAATACAATCCAGCATCTGCACCTGCCGCTAATACAGCACCAGAATTGAATCCATCTCCTGCAATGAATGAATCTGAAAGAAAAATCAGAAAGTATGTTCGTGCAAGGCTTGAAGAAATGGCTGGTATGAGAAAACCAAGGTTGAATGAAAGTAAAAAATCACCGACTTTGAAGAAACTCGATGAAGTTATTGCAAAGCAATTCAAGTTATATGAATCTGCAATAAAGAAGAAAAAATAACACAAATCAGTTAATAAAATAAAAAGCCACACATCGTGGCTTTTTTTATGTCAAAGTATTTATAATAAATTCATGTTATGGAATCTGACGATAAAAAACTTAAATTAATTTATGTATTGAAAATTGGATATAATTCTAAATACGAAGGATTATATGAATTTATTTTCTCGACCGATACGGAAAATGTACTTGTTGATGATTGGTGTTGGGATTTGCTTCCGGCTTGTAATAATGCACAGCCACCAACCGCAGAATATATTGATTTAGTTGTTAATCTAAAAACAGATTCATTTGATTTAGTCTGCTTACACGAAGCAGTAGACGTGCCATACATGCATGGCTATCACACTATTCGTGCTCTTGCATATGAAAATATGGAAAGAGATAATGACCAAAACGGTTTTAGTCAATATGACAGCATGTTTGGAAAAGATAGAGAAGACGATGAAGATGTGCCGATGTTAGTTTTTCATTATGGTATGTCTCTTGGAAGGGTTAAGGATTTATTGTATGCTCGTAAGATTATATTAAAAAACAACGAATTTGTCGAGGCATCTTCAATTAAATTAGATTAAAGTTCATCCTACCATTCGGAGGAAGGAAATCGAAAAACGCAAGCCAAGACGCTTTGCGTTTTTTGCTTTTATATATGTGAGTATTTATTATAAATATTTATAATACAATGAGTACAGATGCCGATGTAATTCTTGATGATGCCCCAGAGCATATTCCCGCTCTCCCATATGATGTACAAAGAGAAAGAGAAAAAGAACAAATACGAAAAATAGCAGAAGAATTACGCAAAAGGTCTGGGAATATTGAACCCATTATTGTTAATAGTGATGGCATTGCAAAAAAAGCAAGTCAATTAACCCTAAGTGAAAAAGAATACGAATTTATTCGCTGTGCAACAAACCCAATATATTTTATTGAAACATATCTCACTATTTTTGACCAGACCAAAGGTAGCGGTGGAGAAATTGTTCCGTTTATCTTATTTGACTTTCAAAAAGATTTGGTTGAAACCTATTTAAATAACAGATTCGTTGTTGCCAATAAATATCGTCAGGCTGGTATATCGACAACAACTTGTGCATTTATTGCATGGTATGTTATGTTTAAGCAAAACAGAAGCGTTGCTATTGTTGCTGATAAACTTGAAACTGCACGTGATGAGTTAATGAACGATGTTGTGTTGTTTATTGAGGGTTGTCCTGAGTGGCTGAGACCATTAACTGGTAGAGATACAAATGAAAAATTTAAAGATACACAAAAATTAAAAAGATATGATAATGGCTCTTCTTTAGGTGCATTCTCTTCAAAGGGTCTTAGGGGTTATACACCAACATTATTGTTTTGGGATGAAACGGCTTGGACAGAAAAGGGAGATAAGTTCTGGACATCGGCTAAACCAACACTTCAAACAGGTGGTGCAGCAATCATGGTATCAACACCTTCTGGTCTTGATGCAGTGTTCTACAAAACATTTGATGGTGCTCGTAGAGGTGAGAATAACTTCAAAGCAGTTGAATTATGGTGGTACAATGACCCAAGATATAACAAGGGTTTGGTTTGGCTGAAGAATAAGGGTAAAGATAATGAGAGGAAGATAATCGACGACGATTGGGATTACAAGACTAGAATTAGTATGATGGACGACCTTTGGGAAGCAAGTTCTCCTTGGTTTGAAGACCAAGTGCGTGATGCCAATGGTGATATGCGGAAAATCGCACAAGAACTTTTGTGTTCATTCTTAGGGTCGGGTGATAACTTCATCGCCGAAGAATATCTCTTACGTATTCAAGAACATGAGGTTCAAGTTCCAAAATTACAAGAATATAGTGATTTTAATATGTGGATTTGGGAAGAAGCAATTCCCGGCGAACAATATATAATGGCAATAGATGCATCTCCGGGTCATGGTGAAGACCATTCTACCATTAATATTCTAAAAGTAGATGAAATTATTGAAGAAAAGATAATTATAAAGAACGAGAAAGCAAAAAAAGTAAAACTTAAAAGACATGTTGTTGAACAAGTCGCAGAGTATTATGGTAAAATAGCACCACAAATGCTTGCCGAAGTTGCATACCAATTTGGTCGTAGATATAATGATGCGTATTGTGTGGTTGATATAACTGGTGGATATGGTGTACAAACCATTGAAAAATTATTGGAGATTGGATATATAAATATCCACTATGCCGAAGTTACGCATAAACCATCAAGAGATAGATTACAGGGTTATGTTAAAAAGGGTCAAAAAACTTTGGCAGATGGTACTGTTGTTAATGTCGACCTAATTCCGGGATTTTTTATCGGTAATAACCGTGCTTCGGTACTTCAAGAAATGCAACGTGCAATTCACCTTAAAGACGTGATAATTAGGTCTGTAAGATTGTTAAACGAACTAAAAACTTTTGTTACCGTTCCAGGTAATAGGGTTGCTGACCATAAACGTAGTTTTCACGATGATTCCATCATGGGTTTATCGATTGGCTTATTCACACTAAACTTTGATATGGCAAGATATAAACAAAGTAAGGGTGTGACCGAAAAAATGCTTAATGCGATTATGACAGTGAATGACATAAATAATATTATTCAAAAACAAGATATTAAGAATAGACCAATAATTTCACCCAATAGTTCTTCGCCGTTAAATCCGTATGGTGCAAATGCTTGGATATTTAAGGGAATTAATGAGAAAAAGAAAATATAGAATGTATTTATAGATAAATGAACTTTTGTGAAAAATCACAGTATTTATAAAAAACTATAATAAATTATAAAAATGGCTGACGAACAAAATAAATTAACAATATATCAAGGACTTAATAAATTGTTAAATTTGGATGGTATGGCGTTTCAAGAAACATCGCCAACATTACCAACATCGGTTAGTGCAGTACCGCCAAAAGAAAACAAAATCATTATTAAGGGCAATACTCCAGAAGAAATCCAAAAAAAGGGTTTGGAGATGGAGCAGAAAAGAGAACTTCAGAACAAATTCTTTCGTACAACAGATAGGGGATTTCAAAAAGCACTTCAGTATGAAGCGGCGAGACTTCCAGCATATATTGATTATGAGGGTATGGAATATTACCCAATCATAAGTAGTGCATTGGACTTATTTATGGAAGAAGCGACAACCATTGGTTTTGATGGTAAAATGTTAAATATCTACTCGAACAAAGAAAGAATAAAATTCTTACTCGAAGAATTATTCTATGATATAGTCAACGTTAATGTTAACTTACCTTTCTGGGTGAGAAATACCGTTAAGTATGGCGATAATTTTGTTTTAACATATGGTGAAAGAAAAAAAGGTCTTACACACGTAAAACAACTCGTTAATTACGAAATAGAAAGATTTGAAAGGATTCAGAACGGTAAGCCTTTGGTTAAATTCAAGGAAAGAATGACGGGTGATGAGTTCAACGTATTTGAAATTGCTCACTTCAGACTTCTTGGCGATGATAAATATTTACCATATGGCTCGTCAGTACTTAACAAGGTCAGAAGAGTTTTCAGACAATTAATTATGGCTGAAGACGCTATGTTAACCTATCGTATCGTGCGTGCGGGTGAGAAAAAGGTTTTTAAAATCGACGTTGGAAATATTGATGAGGATGATATTGAACCGTACATCATGAAAGTTGCAACTAAGTTCAAAAAAACCGCAGCAGTCAGTCCTAATGACGGTCAAATCGATTATCGTTTTAACATACTCGGAAATGACGAAGATTATTTCCTTCCCGTAAGAAACGCAAACACACAAACTGGTATTGAAACACTTCCGGGTGCACAGAATTTGGATGCTATCCAAGACATCGAATATCTTCGTGATAACCTATTTGTCGGATTAGGAATTCCTAAACCTTTCTTGAGTTTCCAAGACGCTGCGGGTGCTGGTAAGAACATGGCACAATACGATATTAGATTTTCTAAGAAAGTCAATCGTATTCAGCAAGCAATGATTCAAGAACTCAATAAAATGGCAATAACACACTTGTATTTATTGGGTTATACTGGTGATGATTTGAAAGATTTTACTCTTACCCTTACCAATCCTTCAACACAGCAAGAACTACTCAAATCTGAGTTGATGCGTGATAAGGCACAAACATATACTGAATTAACACGTGCAGAATCTGGTATTGCTGCAATGTCACATACAAATGCCAAGAGAATGATATTCAATTGGAGTGATAGAAAAATTGTCGAAGACCTCAAACAACAGAAAATGGAGAAAGTCATCATGCAAGAACTTCAAGACTCTCCCGTTACAATTAAGAAATCTGGATTGTTTAGTGATATTGATAAGAGATATGGTGAGCAAGTCGAAGGTATGCCTGTTAGTGGCGGTACTGGTGGTGCTCCTGCTCCGGGTGGTGAAAGCGGTATGCCACCGATGGGTGGTGAGGGTGGAATGCCACCTCCGGGTGGTGAAGGAGGTATGCCTCCTCCGGGTGGTCCTGCTCCTATTCCGGGTCTTCCAAATCAAACCCCTTCGGAATTACCACCAGTGGTTGGTGATAGCGTAAGAGGTAGAAAGGTATTGAGTGAAGAAGACTATAATAGTCAAGTAGAAAGACTTGTTTTTGGTACAACTACCGAACCCGAAAGAAAAAAGGAAAGTAAACAGAAAGAAATAATTAGAGAGAACGACAATAAAAATGAAGAATTGAATAGCCGTGCAATGGATATGGCAAACGAAATCGACAATCTTTTAAAAGAAGGTGAGAGTATTAATACGCCACAGAAAAATATTGAAGCAGAAGACGTTGATTTCGATGAGATTGAGAAGTTGGATGTATAGTAATTATTTAAGTATCGATAATCATAATCATTTGCAGTAAATTAGAGTATTTATAATAAATTGAACATAGAATTATGAAAAGCATTAACATAGGAATTGCCAATTTAGTGGTTTCGAATAAATTA